TTATGTCTTTTTGGATGTGAGGGGACGCGCCTTACGATGTGAGGGGATAGGATGTTCGTCGCCCGTTCCCCTCAGCTTCGCGTGGGCTGAGATGGCAAGCCGCGCTCGATCGGCCGTCTTGGTGTAGTGGCTGGCCATGGCGCCGCCATGCCAGCCAAGGGCGCTTTCCAATTCGGCGACAGTTGAGCCGGCGTTGGCCAGCCGAGTGGCGGCGAGCTTGCGCAATCCATGCGCCGATTTCTTCACGCCGGCCGTGTTGCATGCCTCGCGGAACATGTTGCCGAAGCTTTCCTTCGTGAGAGGTTTGCCCTGTTCGCCGACGATATAGACAAGATCGCCGCATGGGCCGGCTTCGATCGCCTGCTCAAAAGCCGGCGACAAGGGAATCACCACTTCGGTCTCGTACTGCGATTTCTCGGTCTTCACCACGAAAGCGCGCACCTCGATGATATCGCCGTTCTCCCGTGCCACGCGGATGCGCCGAAGGTGCTGGCGACCAAGCTGAACGGCATCGCCTCGGCGAAGGCCGGTGTTGAGCAGCTCTTCCATCCACACGCGTTCGCGGGTGCCGAGCGGCCATGCCTTACGGTACTTGGCAACGTCCGTCTCATTCCACGCCGCGAATCCTTCGCCCTTTGGCTTAGGCGGGTTCTTCACGCCAACGGTTGGGTCGTTCTCCACGTGCTCGGCATCGCGAGCCCAGCGAAACAGGCCGCGCATGGCGTCGAGGAAATTGCGGGCTTGCGCTGGCGTATCCTTGCGGCGTTCTCGACCGTCGACGATGGTCTTTCGGGAGATCGCCTTGTAGGGCTTGTCGCCGGCCGACTTCTCCACGTGCAGGAAGATGTTTTCCCGCTGGCGCCGAGTCGCCGGAGCAAGTGACGCCCATGCGGTGCTGTTCTTGTACTGACCGATCAGCCATTTCAGAGACGAAGTGGACGGCTTGGCTGGGGCTGGCGCCTCAATCCCGGCAACGGCCGCGCGATATGCCGCCATGAACCCTTCCGAGCCATATTCGCCACGGATGCGTGTGCGCGGCCCGTCGCCCTTGCGAACGTACCAGACGATTTTACCTCTGGCTGTCTGGCGTTGAAGGTAGGGAAGGTGAGGGCGCGGCATACCGTCCATCAAAGCACGATATCCTCGTCTTCGCCATCGGCGACCTTAGGCGCTTCGCTCATGAACTTAAATCCACCAGGTGGTGGCTGCAGTACGATGAGAATATGACCATCCGGCCGCACCTCGACCGCCGCAGCACCGGCCTGTTTCGCGGCGCGGACGCAACGGGCAACGTCGGACTGGCGGAAGTTGGCGGCGCCTCGGGACATCGTCAAACGCTTTCCGGCTCGTTGGCGAGCTTCAGGAGCACGTCGGCGTGGCATGGCTGGTCAAGCCGACACCAACAGACGAGGTCTTTGCCTCGCAGTTCACCGAGGTTGTCCAGAATAGCGGCTTTGGTTTTGTCGGACTGTTGGCCTTGCCACCAGTCTCGCCCGCTTTGCGAGGGTCCGAGCCAATCGCTAAAGCACTCGACGACGAAGGGGCGCCAGTTTGTCTCGGCTGCATAACCGCTCTCGATCGCCAATTGCCTCGTGAATGGATTGCCCCACCTCGTAGGCCGTCCGACATAGACGGCGCCCTCCGGCATCCGCCAGCCTTTGGCGCGGGAGCGTTGGATGCGCTTAGGCATGGCTGGTCCCGATTGGCTCTCGGCCTCGCTCCAATGCCTCATGGTGACGACTAAATCGTGCAGCTTCTGCCCTGTAGAACTGCTGCAGCACACGTAAAGCCTTTGCCAGGGTAGAGTCAGTAACGCATCCCAACCACGGCGCGCGCAGCCCTGGACCAGACGACTTGACCTCGTAGGTGATCAATCCGCGTTTTGTCGACCTCGTGACTTCTAGCGTGGACAACCGATTGAAACCGCTCGACTGCGTGCCGGTCGCCACCATCTTGAAATCAGAGGCCTGCCGATGAACGATCCATGCGTATCCCGGCATGACCTTCAACAGCTCGGTGCGAAAATCGTGAGTGCTAAAGCCTTCTCTCTTGGCCATGATCCACCTCAGTAAGGTTCTGCTATTTTGTCGGTGAGTTTGCCGCCGGCGGCCAAATGGGCGGCGATGTCGGCTTCGACCTTCTCCGGCGGAACGGGCTCACCGGTTTCGTGGTCGCACCAAAAGCCGGGTTCGCGGATATCGGCCCATGTCGGGGCGCAAGCCTTGCAGGAAATCTCGCCGGCAGACGAGCCGCCGCCGCGGTGGCATAGGTCGCCCGGCTTGATCTGTTTGTCGCAAAACAGGCAATGGGCGCCGTCATCGTCCTGTTCGCCGTCTTCTGCCTTTGCCGGAAGGGTGTCAATTCGAATGCCGGTGAGGGCTTCGGCGACGCCACGTACATCCTCGCCCTTACCCGCCTTGATCGTTATGGTGGCGCGCCGGCCAGTGCGCTTGATGGTGGTCTTCATGCCGACGCCTCCTCGACCTTTTCGAAGCGGGCGCCGGCGGCGTCGACGACGAGGCGGAAACTGGCGCTGATGGACCAATCGTAGCAGTCGACCTCGATCGTATCGGGTCTTTCAAAATCAACGTTCGAGACCAGTTCCTCAAGGCTGTAGTTAATTGTGTCGGAGTCGCATCCGTACCAGAACAGCGTCGCACCATCGGGGATCGGGTCGTGCTTCTCGATCTTTCCGTCGTTGCCGATGGTCACCTCGATCGAGGGCCATATCCTGCATAGATCGAATTGGATGACGTCGCCCGGTGCGAGCTTCATGCGCCAAAATTCGTCTTCGTCGGTCACATCCTCATCTTCAACCGGAGCGATCAGCCAGAGATCGCCGATCGGGCCGCGTATGAAGGCGCTGGGATCTTGCTGCGGAGCCGGAATCATTTCGTCCATCCAATTGGACGGCAGCCACTTTTCCGAGGTCGGTTGGTCACCCATGGTGGGCCTCCATCAGAATGGAAACGCGCGGTAGCGTGATGCCGTGCAGGCCTCGCATGGCGCCGGGTGGCAATGGCCAATTCGCCGAGTCGTCTTCCTCGGCATCGGTGGGGATGATCGGTTTGGGCGGGGTGTGGCGGCGGGCCGTCACCAGCCCTGCGGCCAAGCGCATGGCGCGTAGCTTTTCGTTGATGACGGCCTCGCTTCTGCCGGGGAGACGGTCAACGATCGCCTTGCCGAAAATGGTCGTATCCTCGGCCGCTTCGGCGAGCACGGCGTTTTCCGCGTCGGTCCATGGCACGCCGGGCTTGCCCTTGGCAAAGCCGGCTTGCGCCAAGCGATCGGAAACCGTGCTCGGCGCCAAGTCGAGCTGCCGCGAGATCTGCATCCGGTTCTGGCCGCTTTCGAACAGCCGGACGATTTCAGCGGTTTCGCGCCGGCGCGTTTCGGCAATGATCGCAGCCTTCTTGAGACGGTCCTGGCTAGGCATCAAAACATCTCCATCTGAATCGGCGCCGGCGCCTTCGATGCGGCCGGCGCTGCTGACGTCGAGTGAGCTTCGGGAGCAAAAGCGGCGGCCTCATCCGGGCGCGCCATGCGTGTCACCAACGGGCCGCCGAGAAACACGCGTTTGCCGGCGCTGGTCACGCCGACGATGTGATGGGTTTCGCGCTCGACGACGCGGAAAGCTGTCGGGCTTTCGCCCCAACAATCGACGGCGATGACGACGGCGCCGATCGGCAGGGCGGCGAGATCGAGCGCGTACTGCATGGTCACACCTTCAGCGGCATGATGACGACAGTCACGCCATCGTCGGCGCCCGACGTGATGACGATCGGGCTCATCTCCACTTCCTGAAATGACAGGAGGGCTTGGCCGCCGACGAAGGGGGCAAGGCAGTCGCGGAGATAGTCGACGTTGACGCCGACGGTGATTTCCGGCCCATCGAATGCGGCATCGGCCGCGCTCTCCGCCTCGGCGTCGGCCAGCCGGGCGGTGACGGCGATTTCCGTCGTCTTCATCGTCAGGCGGATGCCCTTGGCTTCGCTGCGAAGCACGACGGCGGCGCGATCTGCCGCCTTGATCAGATCCTTGGCGGCGACCGTCGCCGAGCGGGCGAAGTCCCTGGGTATGACCGCCTCATAGTTCGGGAATGTGCCGTCGATGAGCAGCGACAGATAGTTCGTGTCGCCGGCGTCGACGTGCACCGCGCGTTCTGAAAACGAGATCTCGACCGGCTCTTCCTTGCGGTCGGTCGCGACGCGGGCGATCTCCTCGGCGGCGGCAACTGGAACGATGCGCAACGTCAAGCCGCCACCATCTTCGGGCATCTCGGTCGTCTTGCGCGCCAGCGTGTGGCCATCGGTGGCGACGAACACCAGGTCGCCTTGCGCGTCCTCGCCGATGGCGACGCCGCGAAGGTAATAGCGGGTGTCGTCGGTCTCGACGTGCGGAATGCAGAGCTGCAGCGCCTCGGCGAGTTCGGCGCCGGGCATGGCGAAAGCAATATCGGTCGATCCGAATTCGAGATCCGGAAAGTCTGACGCGGGGAGGGTGCTGACGCGGATGCGGCTGCGGCCGCAGGCCACGACGCACCGGCTGTCGTTGGCATCAACAGGGTGGTCGATGGTGACCTTTTCGCCCTCCGGCCACTTCTTCAGGGCATCGACCATCGTGCGGCCGGATACGCAGATCTCGCCGGGGTCAAGTACCTCGGCGAGCATGGCAACGGTGATGCGGCGATCGCCATCGGTAGCGGTCACCGTCATCGTGTCGTTATGAGCCGATAGCAGCACGTCGCCGAGGATCGGCACGTCGGCTTTCTTGCCCATGGAACGGCTTGCCTTGGCAAAGGCGGCGTGCGCGGCATCGCGCGGAATGGTGACCTTCATGGGTGGCCTCAGTGACAGGCGATGAGGGTGAGGATGAAGCCGAGCCAAAAGGCGATGAGCGTGCACAACGCCATCTCGCAGCGGGCGGCGTCAGCGATCCATTGGCGGGCGAAGTTGGCGACGAAGCCGGGGCGGACGGTGAGGGTGCGGGCCGGCGTCATGGTGTCGGCTCCGGTGCGGGGCTTGCTTCCTTTGCCGCCTTGCGGTCGATCCGATCAAGGGCGGCCAGACCCAAGGCGCATGACTTGACCAAATCTTGTCGCCGTGTAGTGGGTTTCCACCAGCGTCTTGCCCACATCCAGAGCAGTCGCAATCCGTCGGTGTTGAACCAGACGCGATTGTCGTTTTCGTCGCCCTTAAGGTTGCTTTGCTTTGCGTACTCAGCCCGGTGTCTTTCCGAAAGGGACGCTGCCCAAGCGTAGCAAGCGGCGGCTTTCTCCAACGAACCGTTGGGATGATGATCGTCACTTTCGGCCGTCCATCCCTCGACCTCGATCTGCCTGCGCCGTTCGGCGATGACGTCGAGTTCGGCCTGGCTGAGGCCTAGCGTGGCGTCGAGTACGGCGGCGACGATCTCGGCGTGCGTCATGGCGATGCCGTGCGGGCCTTCGCAACGGCAGATGACGGCGGCGCCGGCTTTCAGCATTTCGCGTGGGTATGAGGTCATTGCCATCTCCAAATGACGTGGACCTGAGAAAGGGGCCCGGCGGCGCTGACAGAGTTCGGTGGGGCCGCCACCGGGAACCGCGCGGCATGCGCGGATGGGGTTCGCTTAGGCAAAAGCGTTCGGATCAGCCGAGAGGCTGTCGCGGCTGGTCGGAAGGCTTTTGGGAGAAGAAAGTGCCCGGCGGCCGTTGCTGGCACTCGTCGAAATCGTGCCGCCGGGCGAGTTGGGCGCCATGGGTTCAAGGGGGCGGCGCCTGGGAGGAGACTTAGGCCGCCTTGGCGGTTTCGCCGGATAGGTTGGAGATGAAGACGGGGGCCTTCGCGAGATCGATCATACCGGCGCCGATGGCGACGGCATCGATCGCCGTCGAGCAGAGTAGGGCGCGGCGAAGCGGGGCGAGGGTGGGGCGGGTTAGGTGGGTCGTTTTCGCGTTCATCGCGCTGCCTTTCCAATTAGGATCGGTCGCGACGCTACAAATAGTAGCCTTTCATGTCAACTACATTTTGTAGCCTTTGCGGCAACTCAAGGCGGTGCGTGATGAAAAACAGGCGATAATCGGCCCGTATTGCTACCTATGGTATATTTAATGTTCAGAAGATTCGCCCAATGTCTTCAATCGGGTTCGGTGCGGTCATATGGTGCGAGCCGAGACCGCATTTGGCGCAATGAGGTTTGAAAATGGGGCTCGTCCTGATCCTGATCGGCCTAGCCGTTTATTTCATACCAACCTTTGTGGCTGGTCACCGTCAGCATCATAACTTGGCGGCGATTTTTATGCTCAACCTATTGCTTGGATGGACTTTTCTAGGTTGGGCACTATCGCTAGTCTGGGCATTGACGGCTGTAAACCAAGCCGGAAGCCGGCCCATTTCCAGTGACTATGATTCAGCTGTTGGCCCCGTCTCGCTTGCGCCAAGGGCCATGAACAGAACGCCGCCGGCTGCACCTACACGTCAGCGCAAGAAGTCTCCGCTAGAAACGAACTACAGGTGGAAAAGCGACGATTAATTTCTGCAACTGAGTATTCGAGTAAGCCCGCTTTAGCGTTCACTTCGTATTGAACAGATAACTTTACCGGTAAAACTGATTTGTTGGGCAATTCCGTCGATGCTGACAGCCTCAAAGGAAGGGTCGTCCGTCTCTGGAATAAGCCAAAGCTTCCCGCTGCTTGAGCGCTTGACGGTCTTTAGCGTAGATTCCACCGTACCGTCAGGACCGGAGATTTCCACATGATAACGCGCGTTTTCACTTAGGTCCGAAATGTGGTCAAGACACCGCTCAAGTATGACGATGCTGCCATGCGGGAATGCCTTGTTCATGGATTCACCGCGCACTTCCGCTGCATAGGTCGGGTAGGCGGACTTGACCAGATGATCGGGCACAAACACTTCATATTGCTCACTGTCGGGCCAAATGAATGTTTTCGTCCAAGCGCCCGCCTGTACCACACCCTCTACGTTGACGGCAGTCGAGCCCGCTGGGGCATTGAACGATTCCGGCCCCTTAGCGAAAGCCAGCCATCCATATGAAACCCTCAGCCGTTGGGCAATGTCCCACATGGCTTCCGGCTTAGGCCTGCGCTCACCCCGCTCGTACGCGGCGTAAGTTTTCTCGTTGATGCCGAGAGACCGTGCCGCATCTGCGGCAGGGCGGTCTTTGCCGAACCGCCGCTCGCGCGCCTGCCTTAGTCTTTCGCCGAACGATATGAGGTCTGGGGTGCTATTCATGATGCCATTCTACATTTTGCAGCACTACAAAAGGTGGCCAAAGTCTCTTGACGCGAATGGCTACAAAATGTAGTCATCGACACCGAGAGAGAGGTGCAATGGTTTCTCATCAGGAAATCGTGTCGCTGTTCGGAGTCTCGGTTTTGGCCGACGGCATTGGCCGCAGCGCCAAGGCCGTTTCCGCATGGAAGGCTCGCAGCTCCATTCCCGGGGATGCTTGGCTACCGGTCGTCCGGTTTGCCGCCGTGGCGGGGCACCCTGAGGTGACGCTCGATCTGCTGGCGCGGATCGCCGCTGGTGAACCCTTCATTCCGCCGGCCACTCCCACCGGCGAGCCGTCCGACTTCTCCCCGGACGGCGACCCCGCCGGCGCTGGCGACATGGCGCCGGCGGGGGACGAACAGCCGTTCATGGAGGCGGCGCAATGACACGCCTGAAAGTGTGGGCCGTTCGGCTTGGCATTCTGGCGCTGATCGTTGCCGGCTTCGGCGGCGTGTTCTGGGGGATTTTTCAGTCCATTTCGGCCGGCGTCGCCGGCGCCGGCTTCGGCGTCGTGCTGTTCGCCAGGCGGGCGTGGCGCGTTGGTTCGAAAGAGATCGCCTTTTAGGGGCGAGAGGAGGGGGAGCATGGAACTGCTTGTTCGCGCCGTCTCACTACCGATCAAACGGCCGGGGCTGGCGCTCGTCGTGTCGCTCGGCGTGGCGGTCGCCTCCGTTGTCGTGTTGTTCGCCGGGGCGCCGTCATGAGCGCTGCAGCTCTCACCGTCGACCAGGGCGCGGCGCTGCTGTGGCTGCGCAAGGTGGGCGGCCACGCTGGGACTGATGCGCGGGGCTACGTCGTTGCGGATCGCTCGGTGTGCCCCGTGCTGCTGGCGGCCTTCAATGGGCTTGCTCGCCGTCAACTGGTGGATCTCCAGTCCTTCCCGGACGGCGCCTACGGACGATCCGAAGTGAGCCTTACCGAGGCCGGCGCGTCCTTCCCGATCGAACCGGAATCCGAACGACGCCTCGACGCGCTTCTGAGGAGGTTCGACGACTGACACGGCGGCAACGCCTCTAGCTCTGATCACTCGCCGGCCCGTCCGGCTCGCCCACACCATCATCATTTCACGCGGTTTCCCGCCACGGGGAACCATTGTCAGTTTCCCCGATGGGGGATTTCCCGAGGGTTCGACATGGCGATTTCAGATGTCACCTTTCTCACCATCAAATCCGCCACGCGCGATCTGGTACGCGATTGCGGCGGCGTGATGCGCGCCGGCCGCATCGCCTCGGTGTCCGATACGACGGTGAGCCGCTGGCAGACGCCGGGCAATGGCGACGTGATCACCATCATGGCCGCGCTCGCCCTCGAGGCGGAATGCGGCGTGCCGTGGGTGACGTCGGCCATGGCGGAGGCAAACGGTTGCCGCCTCGGCGATCCCTCGGGCGGCGGCGCAGTGCCGGCCAATCTTCAACGCCTGCACGCCGAAGCGGATCTCGCCATGAGCGAGACCGGCATGGAGATCCAGCGGGCGTTGGAGGATGGGCATGTAACGCCGGGTGAAGCGGAAGTGATCGACCGCAAGGCGGCAAAGTCCGAGCAGAAGTTGCGGGCGGTCCGGCAGCGTGTGGCCGTCCTCAAGGTGGTCGGAGGGCGCGAACCGTGACCGACCTGTTTCATTACGCGTCCGAGGCCGCCCGCCCGGCGCCGATGCCTGCGACGGGGCTCGATGCGCTGCAACCGTCCGGCAGCTTCGAAAAGCACGGCAAGGCGTCGCTGTTCGTCCACCACTGCGCCAAGTGCGGCGATGTGCGCGCGCCCTACGGCTACCGCTGCCATATCGGCGCGGCGATGGACAGCCGCGATCCGCGAAAGGCCGGCATCTGGCTTTGCAGGGACTGCAACGCCGAAGTGCTCGCCGAGGAAACCGACCAGGGGAGGGCAGCATGATTTCCAACGAGTGGACCGAACTCAAGCCGCCGTCGGGTAACGGCAAGGGCAGCAGTCCGGTGATGCTTTCCATGGTGGTCGCAAAATCTCCTCGTCCTCGCTGCCGCATCAACCTTTCGCGTGATGTTGTTTCCTCCATTGGCGCGCTGGGCTGTCGGGTGAAGGTGAGCATGGGCTACGGCGAGAATGCCGGGAGCCTGAGGCTCATCGCCGACGGTGAGGGGCCATTCAACCTGAAGCCCATGACTGTCAAGGATAGTCCGGACAAGCGGCCGAACGGACGGTTTACGCTACTGTTGCCGATATCCGATGAATTGGTGGCCACCAGGGTACCACAGGTGTCGGCCCGCTATCGGCTGGAACCGGTTGGGGCCATGAAAGCACTGATCATCACCTTGCCGAGTGTGCTTCTGGCCAAGGCGGGTGAGCCGCAGAGGCGGGTGCAGAGATGAGCCCGCTCTCTCCCCTCCAGCAATCGGCCGTGCTTGGCCTATGCCGCGAGCGGGTGCCGCTTGGCGTGCAGGCGCGCGGCCTGAAGCTCAATCGGCACGATGTGAAAGCCGCCGCGCTGGAACTCCTCAAGAATGGCGACATCGGCGAATTGCCGGCCGACGACATCCGGGGAGGGCGCGCCTTCTCCTGGCCGGAAGTCATGCTGCCGGATGCGCCGGAGTTCGTGGAAGAGCCGATCGCCGATGCCGAGCTGTCGCGCGACACGCTGCCGGCGCGCTATTGGAACGGGCGCCGGCTGTCGGACCGTCATTTCATCGTCGCTCGATCGCTGGCCGAAGTGCCGGTTTGCACTTGTGTTCCAGTTGTCGAGATCTGCGATCGGCTGGAAGCGCTGGGCTATCGCGGCGAGCGGAAGTCGGTGCAGGTCGCGGTGCTGGAACTGCGGCGGCTGGGCTTCGTCATCACCTTCGACATCGACGGCGACGGCTATGTGCTGAGCGCGGAAAGTCGCGCCGCGTGGATGGGGGGCGACCATGCTTAAGCCCCATCCCTTCGCCGCCATCTTCCCCATGCTGGATGCCGACGACGGCGCCGCGCTGCGCGCCGACATCTCGGCGCACGGCCTCCGCGAAAAGGTCGTGCTCTACCACGATGAGATCCTCGACGGCCGAAACCGCTACGGTGCGCTCGTCGATATCGCCAAGCTGGGCTTGCCATATCGCGGGCAGGCATTCACGGCGGCCGACATCGAGCAGGGTGAGTTTGAGTTCTTCACCTGGTTCACCGGCACCGAGGCGGAAGCCCTCGAATATGTGCTGTCGAAGAACCTCCACCGTCGTCACCTCAACGAGTCCCAACGGGCGATGGTGGCCGCCAATCTGGCGAACCTGAAGCCGGGGCGGCCGTCTTCTGACAATGCGGCAAATTTGCCGGTTTTCCGTCAATCGGATGCGGCGGAGCGACTTTCGGTGTCTGAGCGATCGGTGCGCGATGCTCGCGCCGTGAAGGCGCTCCAAGCCGGAGGGCTTCAGGAAGCCGTCGAGCGGGGCGAGATGCGGGTGTCAGAGGCGGCCATTGCTGCCCGCGCTCTCGCCGCCATGCCGACCGACGAACAAGCCAGGATCATCCGAGAGCATGCCAACCCGAAAGCGTTGGCGAAGGTGATCAAGGAGGAGCGCGCCGAGAAGCAGGCGGCCAAGGCAGAGAAGCGGCAGGAAAAGGAACGGACCCTTGGCGCAAAACAGCGTGAGTTGCCCAAGAAGAAATACGGCGTGATCCTCGCGGATTTCGAGTGGAAATATGAGGTCTATAGCGAGGAAACCGGACGGGATCGTTCGCCGGACAACCACTATCCATGTTCCGACATAGAGGCCTTGAAAGCGCGTGACGTTGGGTCGCTCGCCGCCGATGACAGCATGTTCTTCGGATGGGTGCCCGCGCCGTTCCTGAAGCTCGCCATGGAGCTATTGGAAGCCCACGGCTTCCAGTATGTGACCCATCTCGTCTGGATCAAGCAAAGGGTCGGCGAGGCGAGGGGGACCGCCTATTGGTTCTCCGGCGAGCATGAAATCGTGTTGGTCGCCAAGCGAGGCAACCCGCCGGCACCGACGCCGGGCACTCAGTTTCCGAGCTATTTCATTGCGCCCGTCGGTGAGCACTCGGTGAAACCGGACAATGTGCACGTCATAGCCGAAGCCTACTTCCCGACTTTCACCAAGATCGAACTCAATGCCCGACGCCGCCGGCCGGGCTGGGATGCCTGGGGCAACGAGGCGGATGGAGGTGAGGATGAAAATCCAGAAAGTTCGGAAGGCTCGGCGCAAATGGATCGCCGCGAAGGTGAAACGGCTGACATCGGTGAAGCTTCCTCAGACGACGCGGTTTCGCTCTCGCCAATGGGTGATGTGCCTGCCGGTGGCGAGCCTGTCGTGTCGCAGACGGGATGTGGCGGTCTCGCAAGCGACGAGCCTGCGCGCCTTAATGCTGGGGATTCCGATCGAAGGATAATCGACCTCCTCGGCAAGGCCGTCGCCGATGCCCTCGGCGTCGATGCCGAACTCAAGTCCGGCGACAGCCGTTACCAAACGCTCGACGAGCGGAAACTCCGCCGTCACGTGGTCCGCATCGCCTTCGATGTGTTCGGGATCTCATTCCCACGTATCGCCGTCGTGCTCGGCGGGACCAAGCAGGCCGGCGCGCAAAAGCGGGCGACTGCTGCCGCCGAGATCGAGGCTGATCCGGATCTCGCAAAGAAGCTGGAAAGGGTGCCTGACGACGTAGCGTGGAGGGCGAAGCAATGATCGATCGCAGCAACCTCCCTGAGGTCCGTAACCCGATCTTAGCCCTTCCGGCATTCAAGCGCCTTCAGTCGTTGCCCGTCGAAACCCGCCAAGTGCTTGGCGATATTCTTCAGGACCTCGCCATGGATGCTCGTGGGCGTGCAGAGAAGTGCTGGCGCACCCACAAGGCGCCAATGGCCTTCTATTGGAAAGTCGTATCGGTTCTGACCGGCCACATTCGCCGTGCATTGCTTCGAGGTGCAGCATGAACGCGCCCCTTCGCCCGCGCATGCTGCGCGAACTCAAGATTGACAGCTTTGCCGGCGGCGGCGGGGCGTCCGAGGGCATCCGCATCGCGCTTGGTTGTGACCCCGATATCGCCGTGAACCACGACGACATGGCGCTCGCCATGCACCGGATCAACCACCCCGGCACGCACCACCTAGTGCAGGATGTCGCCGTGGTCGATGCCGTCGGCCTCTGCGACGGTCTGCCGATCGGCATGCTGTGGATGTCACCCGACTGTACCGACCATTCCAAGGCCAAGGGCTCGGCGCCGCTGCGCGATGCCGACCGGACGACGCGCGGCATCGGCTGGGCGATCGTCGGTTGGGTGAAGGCCCTGCCCATGTGGCAGCGCCCGCGCGTGGTGTTCCTCGAAAATGTCGAGGAATACGAGCATTGGGGACCGTTGCTGCCGAACGGCAAGCGAGACCCGGCGCGCAAGGGCGAGATCTTCAACCAGTTCGTCGGGGCGTGGCGGGCGCTGGGCTACAAAAAGATCGAGTGGCGGCAGCGACGCGCATGGAAAAGCGGCGCCGGCACCATCCGCAACCGGCTCTACATGATCATGCGGCGCGACGACGAGCCAATCGTCTGGCCGGAGCCGACGCACGGCAACCCAAACGATGCAGCCGACGCTGCCCGCATCGCCGCCGGCAAGCTCAAACCGTGGGTGACCGTCGCCGAGGGAATCGACTTCAATCTGCCATGTCCGTCGATCTTCGCTACGGCTGAGGAGATCAAAACCAAATTCGGCATCCGGGCCAAACGTCCGCTTGCCCGCAACACCCTCGGTCGCGTGGCGAAAGGCGTGAAACGGCGCGTGCTCGATGCGCCGAGGCCGTTCATGGTGAAGGTCAACCACTCCTCTGCGGCGCGTGACGATGCCCGCGACCGGCCATCAGATGCGCCGCTTTCGGCCATGACGGGCGTGCGTGACGATGCGATCGTGGCGCCGCACGTAGCCTATGCCCAGCATGGCGGCAACCACCGTCCGGCGACCCTTCCGGGGCAGACGATCACGGCGAGCCCGAAGGATCAGAACCAGGTCGTCAGCGCTTTCCTAGCCCCACGGTTGCAGGAGAAGGCCGGAGACGAGCCTAGATCGAGGTCGGTTGACCTGCCAGCGGCCACTATTCCGGCAAGCGACAGCCTGCCGGGGCATCTGGTCTCGGCAATCATTGCTCGTCAGTTCGGCAACTCGATTTCAAACGACGCGGATGCACCGAGCGGGACGCTCGTCGCTGGTGGGGACGGCAAATCTCAACTCGTTGCCGCCTATATGGCCCAGCAAAACGACGGGCCGCGCCAGGGTGCGATGGCGCGAGGTGCCGACGAGCCTTTGTCTACGGTCACAACCAAGGGCTCGCAACAGACCGTTATCGCAGCGGCCATGGCGACCATGCGCAACTCAGGCCTGCCGGATTCGCCGGCAGACCAGTCGGGGCGGACGCTCGTCGCTGATGGTGCAGCCGAAACGCTGATTGCGGCGAGCATGCTGACGCTTCGCGGATCTTCTCGCCGCGAAGCCGGTGCCGATGAACCGTCCCGCACGATATCGGCTGGCGGCAACCACAATGCCCTCGTCAGCCTGCCGCTGATGACGGTCTACTACGGCACCGATGACGACGGCGCGTCGGTCGACGAGCCAAGCCGCACCGAGACGGCCAAGCCGCGCTTCGGGCTTGCCGAGGTACTGGCCTCAGCCCCTCCATTCGGGCCGGAGTATTACGCCAGGGCGCGGCAGGTTGCCGAGTTTCTGCGTTCGCATGGTTGCTGGGATGGCGGCGAGTTCGTCACGATCGAGGTCGACGGGCTGACATTTGTCCTCATAGACATTGGTATGCGCATGTTGACGCCGCGCGAGAGGTTCAACGCGCAAGGCTTCCGGCGTGACTATGTCATCGACCACGGCATTGACGAGCACGGCCGCATCGTCCGGTTCACGCTAGAGCAGCAAGGCTACATGTGCGGCAACAGCGTCTGCCCGACAGAGGCGGCAGCGCTGGTGGCGGCAAACTACCGCCCGCGCGAAGTAATGGCGCCTGCGAGCTACGAAGCGGCCGATATGCCTCTTTTCATGGAGGCGGCAGAGTGAACGCGCCATCCCGTCCCGTTCTCCGCTGGCATGGTGGCAAGTGGCGCATGGCGCCATGGATCATCGGCCATTTTCCGGCGCATCGGATCTATGTCGAACCGTTCGGCGGTGCGGCCTCAGTGCTGGTGCGCAAGTCACGTGCCTATGGCGAGATCTACAATGATCTCGATGGGGAGGTTGTTGGCCTGTTCCGCGTGCTGAGGGATGAGCCGTCGGCGCGACGACTGCAGGAGTTGCTGCGACTGACGCCTTTCGCCCGGCAGGAGTTTCGCGAAGCCTATGAGCCTACCGATGATCTGGTGGAACGGGCGCGGCGGCTGGTTGTGCGATCCTTCATGGGGTTCGGCTCGAATGCCCATGCAAGCCAGGCCAAGGGGCACCGCTCGACCGGTTTCCGCGCCAACAGCAACCGCTTCGGAACGACGCCGGCCCAAGATTGGGCAAACTACCCGGCGGCCATGGATGCCCTCATAGAGCGTCTGGCGGCGGTCGTGATCGAGTGCAGGCCTGCGGTTGAGGTCATGCGCCAGCACGACGGCGTGGAAACGCTGCATTACGTCGATCCGCCCTACATCCATTCCACCCGCGCCCAAGGCAACAAATATGATCTCGGCTGGCGGATGTACGCCCACGAGATGGCCGACGCCGATCATGTGGCGCTTCTGGACACCCTTTGCAGCCTCACCGGTATGGTGGTGCTCTCCGGTTACGCGCATCCACTCTATGACGACGCGCTAGCGAACTGGCACCGCCTCGAGCTCGAAACTTATGCCGACGGAGCGCGGCCAAGGACCGAAGTCCTTTGGCTCAATGCGGCGTGTTGGTGCGCCCTCGATGCCGAACGCCAGCAGCTCGAAATATTTGGGAGGGCGGGCGAATGACCGACGATCTCACCTGCCGTCCGGCGCTTCGCTATCACGCCCTCCGAGCGGCCATCTGGGACGCGCTCGGCATGCCGCCGCAATCCACCGATGCCGAGCTTATCGACGCCGTCCGCTCCCTTCGTCAGCGCGTGCCCGGTGATGACGACGGCAATCGCGCTCTATCGGATGGAGGGGCTGACCATGGCTGAGGCGCCCACCAAGTACAAGCCATCGATCGACGATCAGATCGCGGCCTATTGCCAGTTGGCCGACGCGGAAGCCAACCGGATCGAATTCCGGGTATCGCGCGGACAACTGCGGCCGGAGACGGCGCAACGTCAGCTCGACGTACAGTCGGCAACCCGCACCACGCTCGCCTTCGTGCGGAAATATGCCGACGGCTTCCGCGCCTACATCGAGGCCCAACGGACTTTCGAGCGCGAACGCGAGGCGAAAATCGCGGCTGCACAGGCCAGTGACGATGCGGGGAGGGACGCGGCATGAGCAACGCCACGATGGCTTGGGCGCTCAGCCAATGGCTCGATCCCTACCAAAAGATGGTGCTGGTCGCCATCGCGGATTGCGTCAACCACACTACGGACGCCAGTTTTCCGGCACTCGACACAATTGCCGGCATGGCCTGCCAGAGCCGCCGCAGCGTGCAGAGGCACATTGCAGCGTTGGAGGAACTTGGCTTGCTGGTGAAAGAGTTTCGCCATGCCGAAGGCGGACGGCAGACCTCCAATCTCTATCGGATCAACATGGAAGTTCGCATCACGAAAGCGAAGGATTCCGGAGATGCCGACGAAGGGGAGGGTGTCAGTCTGTCACCCTCGGGAGGGTGTCAATCTGTCACCCTCGGGGGTGACACTGGAGTCACCCTCGGGGGTGACACTGGAGTCACCCCTATTAACCGGAAGAATAAACCGGAAGAGGAACCTTCCCCCCTAACCCCCAAGGGGGTGAGAGAGACGCGCGCGAGCGATGACGACGAAGAAGGCTTCGGACGGTTCTTCGCCATGTGGATTGCCGCCGACCCAAAGCTGAGGTTCGACATCCGAAGCCGGGCATTCTCGGCATGGAAGGGGCTTTCGGCTTCTGAGAGGAAAACCGCCGCCGTACCCGCCACCATCGACGCCGTGGTTGCCGGTCAGCGACGGGCGAAGCGCACGACGCTGATGAACGCCGCGACGTACCTGAGGGATAAGGCTTTCGAGAGGGTGGATGCTTCGACCTCGGCGACCACTCCGACCGAGTTGGTGCCGCTATCGCCATTCGGCCGCGCCTGGTGGTGCCGGTTCTACGAGCATGCCAAGGCAGGAGGGCAAAGCCCATCCGCCAGCAAGGCCCGCTTCATGGCGCAACAGGCCGAGCGAGGGCAGGGCGTGGCCGTACCACTAGCCGAGGCGCAAGCGCTGGAAACCGCTTCGGCGAGCTTCGTCTATGTGCTCGTCGCCTCGCCGGAGTTCGTCGCGTGGCGGGAGTGGTTCGCCGCGCGGCGCATGCGCCTTCCAACCCCATCGAGGGCGGACCGGATCTGGATGCCTTCGGTTTTGCCGCCTGAAGGCGTTGTTGCGGAGAGCGAGCGGACGGAAGGAGACGGGCGATGAAGTCGGCGGCAGCGATTATCCCGGTGAACACCGAAACCCTTCTCAGGGCGTGCCAGTCCGACGTTTACGACTACGACTGGTATGTGATCCACACCAACCCCCGCTGTGAGGATAGGGCGGCCAGTGGGCTGCGGGCCAGGGGCTTCATGGTCTATGCGCCGCAAGAAGTCGTGTGGAAGACGATTCGCAAGCGGAAGGGGAAGTGCTCCAAGCGCGCTCGCGTGCACCGTCCGGCATTCCCTCGCTACCTGTTCGTCGGGATGAAGGCGATGGATTGGGAGCTTATCCACCGCTGTGATGGCGTGGCCGGTATCGTCTGCATGGACGATACGCCGGTACGGATATCATCCCACGAGATCGCCGACCTGATGGCAGCGGAGGATATGGGGTGCTTCGACTTTGCCGTGGATGCTCAACAGGTTATGGTGGGTGACCGTGTGATGCTGACGCATGGATGGTTCGATGGCTATAAGGCTACGGTGAAGCGCGTCGAGGGCAAGAGCGAGGAAACGAAGCGGGTCACTGTCGAGGTAGATCTGCTTGGCAAGGCGACGCCAACGGTGGTCCCGATTGACATGATACGCAGGTTGGCATAGTTCCTGCTTCCCAGGACACGTTGGGTGATCCGGTCGAGTGTTATCTTCGGATTTCGACTCCTGGCCCAACTCCAGCCGACGGGACTTCCGTTTTCGGCATAATGGTTTTCTATGGCGGCGCTCTCCGGAAACGGTGGGCGCCTTTTCGTTGGAGTAGCGCTTGCCGACCATGCCGCCGCTGTTCCGTCCGTCCGGCTCGCGAACCAAGGCAGAGCGGGATCGTGAGGCAGATCAGCGGCGCGGTTCGGCGCGCGAGCGCGGCTACACCACCAGGTGGGACAAGGCACGCAAGGGCTACCTGCTGGCCCATCCGCTGTGCGGCTACTGCGAGGCAGAGGGCAGGGTGACGCCGGCCACGCTCGTCGATCATCTCTATCCGCAACAGACCTATCCCGCCACCTTCTGGGAAACGGACTGGTGGGTTCCCTGCTGCAAGCCCTGCCACGATGGGCCGAAGCAGCGGGCCGAGCACGAAGGCAAGCCCGCCCTCGATGCCCTCGCCAAGCGCCTCGGCCGCCCGGTCATGTGAAACATGTGTTTCACGCGACATGAGCGGGCAGGCAGGGGGGGGGTATCAAAAGTCCGCCCCCCTTGCCGTCCGGACCGGTGGGTCAGTCACGAGTTTTTGGGCGCAAAATTCTCAGGATTTTTTTGTTGGGTGGTGAGCGATGGGGCGGCGGAAACAACCGGCTGGATTGCAGGAGGCGATGGGCAATCCCGGTCGCCGCAAAGCAACCGCGCCGACTGCCTCGCCGAAGCGGGCGCCAAAGGTGCAAGATGCCGGCGTGCCGTATGTGCTCAAAGGCCGGGAGTTCACGGACGCCCGCAAGGTGTGGGAGCGGATCGCGCCGGATCTGATCCGATCGAACATCATGGCGCCGACCGACTTCGAGGCCTTCGGCCGCTACTGCGTTCACGTCGCCGACTGGGCCGAGCTGTCGAAGACGATCAAGCGCGAGGGTCGAACCCAAACGGTGAAGACGACATCCGGCGACGAAATGGTGCGCATGCACCCGGCCGTGAAAGCCCGTGAGCTCGCTGAAAAGCGGATGATCGATCTCGAAGACCGCTTCGGCCTCAACCCGCGCTACCGCATGGCGATCATGCGCGACATGAACGCGCTGCCGAGCTTCGGCGGCCTTTTCGATCGAACGGACAAGCCCGACAAACCGGACCAGACAGCCGAACCGGCCGAGCCGGTGGCGCCTACGGAGATCGATGACGACGACGATATCATCGGCTTCGGTCGATCGGCAGGAGGAACGGGACTGCCCAACTGATCGCCCGCAATGGGTGATCGATGCGGTCGCGGCCGGCTTCGATTTCGTTGGCTTTGAGTGGGACAAGTCGGTGGCGGTCGAAGGTGCCTGGTTCGATGCGGCACTCGCCGAGCGCATCATCGGCATGTGGCCGAAATGGTTCGTCTTCACGGTCGGCCGCTGGGGCGGCAAGCCGTTCGCGCTTTCAATATGGCAGGCGGCAACTGTTCGCCTGCTCGTCGGATGGAAGCTCCAGGACGGAACGCGGCTTTACCGGACGCTCTGGCTGTGGATCGCCAGAAAGAACGGCAAGACTGAGTTCCTAGCGGCTCTGGCCATCCTGTTCTGGTTGATCGACGGGGAATTCGGCGGCGAGGGTTATGCCTTCGCATCGAGTGAAGACCAGGCGCGCATCGTTTTTGAGAAGATGACGCGCATGGTGCAGATGTCGAAGGTGCTGCGCCGCAAGGTGCAAACGCTGGCCGGCTCGTTGTTCTGCGCCGAGCTGCTCGCCAAGTTCCTGCCGCTGACCGGCAAGGCCGAAGGAAAGCACGGCCTTAACGCCTCGGTGCTGTGCGGTGACGAGGTGCATGAATGGCGCGACGGTGCGCTGTTCTCGACGCTGACCGGCTCCATGTCGGGCCGCGATCAGCCGATGACACTTCTGGCGTCGACTGCAGGCCTGAAGGGCAACTTCGGCGAGGAACTGTTTGGGGAGTGCCTGCGCAAACAGGCGGGCGAAATATCGGCGACCGACGAACTGGTTGTCGTGTTCGCGGCGGGGCCGGACGACGATCCGGCAAGTGAAACAACCTGGCGAAAGGCGAGCCCGAACCTCGGCGTATCGCCGACGCTGCGTTTCGTCCGCGATCTCTGGACCAAGAGCCGGGGAAACCCGCGCCTCGAGGCGGACTTCCGGCGCTACTACCTCAACCAGTGGGTCGGCGTCGCCGCGCACTGGATACCGCTCGACAAATGGGACTCCGGTGCGCCGGACAAGAAACGGTGGCTGCGCATCGCCGAGGAAATGCGCGGCCGGAAATGTTTCGGCGCGCTCGACTTGTCGTCGACCAGCGATCTAACCGCGTGGGTGTTGCTCTTCCCACCCGAAGGCGACGAGACGCGGTGGACGATCCTACCGCGCCTATGGGTGCCGGCGGCGTCAATCGAGAAACGGTCGCGCGACGACAGGGTGCCCTACGACCGATGGGTTACCGTCGGCGCGATCATGCAGACGGACGGAAACACCATCGACTACCCGACGATCCGCGCTCAGGTGATCGCCGACGCCGAGGTCTACGACATTCAGGGCCTCGCCGTCGACCGGCTGTTTCAGGGGCATGAAACAGGCGTGATTCTTCTCGATGCGGGACTGCCGGTGCAGTTCTTCGGGCAGGGCTACTACTCGATGTCTCAGCCGTCGAAGGACTTCGAGGCGATGGCGCTTTCGGGACTCTACGACGCGGGCGGGCATCCGGTGATGCGCTGGGCGGTCGGCAACGTGCGCTATGCGCAGGACGACGCCGGCAACATCAAGCCGAGCAAGCGCAAGTCGGCCGAGAAAATCGACCCTGTCGTTTCGCTGATCATGGCGACGGGGCTGGCAAAAGCAGGGGGTGAAGGTGGCTCTTTGGACGACTTCCTGCGCAACCCGATCATGGCGTGAGGCGACGTGAGCGACTTGAACCAGCGCCTGCCGTGGCGTGTCCGCATCAAGCAGGTGATACAGGCGACGCGAGGCATCAATATCGCCGACCCTAACCTGTCGAAGATGATGGCTGCGGCATATCAAACGGCGTCGGGCAAGTCAGTGACGCCGGATTCGGCCATGCAGCTGTCGACGGTGTGGGCGTGTATTCGCCTAATTGCCGAGACAGCGGCCACGTTGCCGCTCATCACCTACCGGCGCGGGGCGAACAATGCCAGGTCGGCGGCGACCGACCATCCGCTCTATGCGCTGCTGCACGACTCGCCGAGCGCTGATTATACGGCCGTCGAATTCTGGGAATTCGTGCTGGTCTGCCTCGGCCTTTGGGGCAACGCCTACGCCGAGAAAGAATTTATCGGCAAGCGCCTGGTGGCTTTGACGCCCCTGCGCTGTGATTTGATGAACGTCGAGCGGAACCGTGACGGCGAGCGCATCTACCGTTACTCTGACCCCCGTGGTCAGCGAGTGCTGCGCGAAAACGAAGTGTTTCACGTGCGCGGTTTTGGTACCGGAGGGCTCGTGGGGCTGTCTCCGATATCGTTCGCCCGGCAGTCGATGGGCACGGCGACGGCGGCCGAGGAGCACGCCGGCAAGATGTTCGCGAACGGGTTCCGTCCGTCGCTCATCTTGAAGATGTCGCAGATCCTTACCGCGCCGCAGCGCAAGGATTTGCGCGAGAACATCATCGAACCGCTGTCGGGCAGCATGAACGCCGGCGGCGTGTTCCTGGCCGAAGCCGGCATGGATCCGGTGCCGGTTGGCATGAACCCCGATGACGCGCAGTTCCTTGAAACGCGTCAGTTCCACGTCGAAGAACTGTGCCGCTGGTTCCGGGTGCCGCCGTTCATGATCGGCCATACCCAGAAGTCGACCAGCTGGGGCACCGGCCTCGAGCAGCAGATGATCGGTTTTTTGACCTTCTCGCTGCGCCCATACCTCAAGCGTGTCGAGCAGGCGATCAGCCGCTCGCTTATTCCGCCTGCCGAGCGCGGAGGCATCTTTGCGGAATTCAGTGTCGAAGGACTGCTGCGCACCGACAGCGCAGCGCGCGCCACGTTCTATCAGATCATGGTTTCTAACGGCATCTACACCCGAAACGAGGTGCGCGCCTTCGAAAACATGCCGCCGCTGCCGGGTGGCGATGCGCTGACAGTACAGGCCCAAAACGTGCCGATCGGGCAGCAAACCACGACCAGCCAAAACGGCGGGCTGCCGCTCGACGACAATCAGGATGGCGCACCATGAAGATCAAGGCACCCAGCGCGTTCGCCACCAAGGGCTTCGCCCTAGAGGTGAAGGACATTTCGGCCGAAGGCGTCATCGAAGGCTATGGCAGCACGTTCGGCGGCGAACCAGACTCTTATGGCGACATCATCACGCGCGGCGCTTTCGCCGCGTCGCTGGCTAGGCACAAGGCCGCCGGCACGATGCCGCTAATGTTCTTCGGCCATCGCCATGATGATTTCGCCATCGGTGACTGGACCGACATGGCGGAGGACCGCAAGGGGCTGTTCGTTCGTGGGCAGTTGGATCTCGAAGACCCAGCCGGCCTCAGAGCCTATCGCAGCGCCAAGGCAAAACGGCTGCGCGGGCTGTCGATCGGCTACGAGACGATCAAAAGTCACCCGGATGAAAAGCGCCGCGGCGTGACGCATCTGGACGAAATCGACCTGTGGGAAGTGAGCCCCGTCAATTTCGCGGCCAACAGCCGGGCGGGGATCGAGGGCGTGAAAACGGCCTTCAGCGGTCGGCTCGAAGAGTTTGCGCGGCGCCTGCGCGATGGCGAGCCACTTCCCGTCAAAGAATTCGAGGACATCCTGCGCGAGGCAGGTGTTCCGAAAGCGATGGCCGTTCAGATCGCCTCTGTCGGCTACGCAAAAGCCATTCGGAGCGAGTCCGAGGGCAAGGCGAACGAACAGGCTGACGAAGGCATCCGCGCGTTGCGCGAGGCGCTTGCCAGCTTCCAAAGCTAACCCAAGGAAACCCCAAAATGAAAACCTCCTATCATGGGCTGGCGGCTGCCGCCGGCTCCGTGGCCTTTCTTGCCTGCGGCATTCCCGGCCTGCGTTCGGGCCGCATCGTCTTCGAGCCGGAAGGCAAGAGCGGCGGCGAAGCCGAGTTGACCAAGCTCGCCCTAGAGCTGAAAAAGGCCGCCGACGACGTCAAGAAGTCGGCCGAGACCACCGAGACCGAGATGAAGCGTCTCGGCAAGGTCACCGATGAAACCAAGAAGACCGCCGACGAAGCGCTGATCAAGCACAACGAGATTTCGGCCCGCCTGACCGAGATCGAACAGAAGCTGGTTCGGCGCGGCGAGGAACCGGGCAAGGCGAAGACGATCGGCCAGCAGGTCACCGAGCACGAGGATTACAAGGCCATGGTCAAGGCCGGCGGCAAGGGTCGCATCAGCATTCCGGTGAAAGCGATCATCTCGGCGCTGACCACCGACGCCGACGGCTCTGCCGGCGATCTGATCGTGCCTCAACGGCTGCCCGGCATCATCGCCCCGCCGCCCCGCCGCATGACGATCCGCGATCTGCTGACGCCCGGGCGGACTGCTTCGAACGCCTTGCAGTACGTCAAGGAAACGGGCTTCACCAACAATGCCGCCACCGTGTCGGAAACGTTGGGTGCCAGCAAGCCGCAGAGCGATATCAAGTTCGACATCGTCACGACGGCGGTGACCACCATCGCCCATTGGGTGTTGGCGACCAAGCAGATCCTCGACGACGTGCCGCAGTTGCAGAGCTACATCGACGGTCGCCTGCGCTACGGCCTGATGTACGTCGAGGAGAACCAGCTTCTCAATGGCAGCGGCACCGGTACCGATCTCAACGGCATCTACACGCAGGCCTCGGCCTACTCGGCGCCAATCGTTCCTTCGGCAGCGGGGAATATGACCAAGATCGACGTGATCCGACTTGCCATCCTGCAGGCGTTCCTCGCCGAATATCCCGCCAACGGCATCGCCATGCATCCGGCCGACTGGGCGGACATCGAGCTGACCAAAACCGACGACGGCGCGTACCTGTTCGCCAATCCGCAGGGCGGTTCGGAGCCGCGCCTGTGGCGTCTGCCTGTAGTGGAAACCCCCGCCATGACGGTCGACAAATTCCTGGTCGGTGCCTTCCAGCTCGGCGCGCAGATCTTCGACCGCGAAGACGCCAACGTCGAAATCTCGACCGAGGATAGCGACAACTTCCGAAAGAACCTGGTGACGATCCGTGCCGAGGAGCGCGCGGCCCTGGCCGTCTATCGACCGGAAGCCTTCGTCAAGGGCGACTTCTCGGACGCGCTGGCGGCCTGACCGCCGGCTCGGCTGATCATGTGGGGCGGAGCAATCCGCCCCATTCATGAGCCGAGACAATGGAGACGATCATGAAACTCAAAGCGCTCGACCAGATCCATATCAGCGCCGTGAAGGCTGACAGCCTGCGGCCCAACGAAGAGTTCGAGGTATCCGACAGCCTCGGCGCCGAGCTGCTCAAGAAGCACCCCGGCGCGCTTGAAGACCTTGGCGGCATTGCCGAGAAGGCCGAAAAGGCGCCGAAGAACAAGGCCGCGCCCAAGCCGACAAACAAATCCGCCTGACGGCGGACCGAGGGGCCAAGGCCCCGCCCCAGGCGCTGCGGCGCCGCACCCTCAAGAGGACATCATCATGAGGCGCTACAAGGTAACGGCCACCACGGCGGCCGATGGCACGGTCACGGTCTATACGCCGCGCGTGTCTGGCAAGATCCATTCCGTCCACTACGTCAAGACCGACTTCGCCGACGGCGTCGACTTCACGGTGACCGCCGAGGCGACCGGCGAAAACATCTGGACGGAATCCAACGTCAACGCTTCGGCCGTGCGCTATCCCCGCGCCCCGACGCATTCGCAGGCCGGCGTGGCGGCGCTGTTCGCTGCCGGCGGTACCGCCGTGCAGGAGCGGGTGGCCGTGGCGAACGATCGCGTCAAGATCGCCATTGCCCAGGGCGGCAACGCCAAGAGCGGCACCTTCCACGTCCTCGTGGATGAGGACTGATCGACCATGGCCGTCGCGATCATCGAGAAGCCGTTGCCGCTTATCACATGGGAAGAGGCAAAGCAGCACCTTCGCATCGATAGTGATGACGAGCAGACGAGCGTCGAGGGCATGATCGCGGCGGCCACGCAACATGTCGACGGGCCGGAAGGCTGGCTTGGACGGTCGCTGATGGCGCAGACGCTGGAGTTGCGGCTGGATTGCTGGCCTTATCGATATGGCATCGCCCTTCCATATCCGCCGGTGATCGAGATCGAGGGCCTGGCCTACGACGACGCCAATGGCTTGCCACAGGAGATGGCGCCGGAGGATTACAGGTTGACCGGCGCCGGGGCTTGCTGGCGCCTTTGGCCGGCCTTCGGCAAGGGCTGGCCGGCGATCCGCGCCGATCATGAAGTGGTTCGCGTGCGCTACCGTGCCGGCTATCCGTCGGCCGAAGATGTGCCGGCGCCGATCCGCGCCGCCATCCTGCTGATGGTCGGCGATCTCTATGCAAATCGAGAGACGGCGTCGATGGGCGCCGCGGCGAGCGAGATCCCCATGTCGACCACGGTCGAGGCGCTGCTCACGCCCTATCGGGTTTGGCTGTGACTGCCGCCGGTCGCCTCGATACCCGCGTCCGCTTCGAGCGCTATGGCAATGCCGGCGACGATGGGTATGGCAACACCATTCAGGCGTGGGCGCCGCTGATCGAACGGTGGGCCGGATATCGGCCGGAGTTCGGGCGCGAGGCCGTGGCCGCCGGGCGATTGCAGTCGACGCGGGCCGGCACGGTGACGGTGCGGCGCGACAGCGGCACGGCGGGCGTGACCCCGGCCGACCGGATCGTGTTCATGGCCGGGCCGAACAAGGACGCGGTCGCGGCGATCCGCGCCATCATTCCGCTGGTCGACGTCATCGAAATGACCATCGAAATCGGGGTGGCAACCTGATGGCGCACCGCGTCGAAGTGCTGCGCGACTGGGACTTTCGCGCCAAGCTGGGCGTGATCGTCGCGTTCAAGGCCGGGCAGAAGGTTCTTGCCACCGAAGCGGCTTGGAAGGCGGCGCCCGAGGGCGTGTTTCAGGAGGTGCAGCGAGATGGCAAGACGCGGAAGCCGTGAGCGGACGCTGAAGATCCTCGCCGCCATCCCGAAAGAGATCAGGAAGGCGGTGCGTGCCGAGATAGAGAAGCAAGCCGGCGGCATCGTCGAGAGCCAGAAGCGGCTGGTGGCCGAGCAGAGCGGCGACCTTCGGGACAGCATCCGCTACCAGATGGGCAACGTGGAACTCGATAGTTCCGCCAACCTTGCCAGCGGGAAAGCTGGGCAGGGCGATCCCGACCTGACCGCCACCATTATCGCAGGCGACCGGAAGGCCTTTTATGCCCGCTTCGTGGAGTTCGGCACCGCGCCGCATGAAAACGGCGGCGCATTTGCCGGCACGCAGCATCCCGGAACAGCAGCACAGCCCTTCTTCTACGGCCCGTTCCGCGCCAACAAGAAGCGCGCGAAATCGGCAGTTTCGCGGGCCATCGGCAAGGCCGTGAAAGCAGCGGTGAACAAATGAGCGATCCGGCAGGGCTTGCGTTGCAGGGCGCGATTGCGGCGGCGGTGAAGGGTAGCCCCCAGGCTGCGGCCATTCAGGGCATGCGTATTTATGACGCCGTGCCGGACAGTGTCGATTTTCCCTATACGGCCATCGGCACCATTCAAGAAATCGACGACGGCGCCGGCTGCATGGAAGAGGCATGCGAGGTCTACGTGACCTTGCACGTCTGGTCGCGTGCCGTCGGCAAGGTGGAATGCCAGCGGCTTGTGGCGGCCGTTGTCGCCGCGCTTGAGGGTGCCGAGCTAGATCTCGGCGCCGCGTGGAGTTTAGTGGAGTTGCAGGTGCGCAGCTCCGAGGTTTTCGCCGATGTCGATGGCAAAACCAGCCACGGCGTCATCACACTCCGGGCGTTGATAGACCCGGCCTCTTAAGGAGTTCATCATGGCTAAGCCAACTACCCAGAAGTTCGGGGCCGGCACATTTTACATCGGCGATGGCGCCACCCCGGAGGTTTTCACAAAGGTTTGCGGCTTTACGGAGGTCGAGCTGGCGCTCGACAAGTCGACCAACGACACGACAGTCCCGGATTGCGACAATCCGGATGCGCCTGCATGGACCGAGCGAGATGTCGTCTCTCTTTCGTGGTCATTTTCCTTTGCCGGCGTCATGGCCGTCGGATCGCTGGACCTCATCGAAGGCGCCAGCTTTGGCGGCGAATCGACGAACATTCGTTTTGATCTTGATGGCGCCGGCACTGGCTCCGGTACTCCGATCCGCCGTTATGCTGGAGCAGCGCACGTCAAACACACGCTCAATGGGCGGTTTGGCGAAAAGTACAAAATCAACGTTTCCGGCGAAGGCGATGGCGAGCTTGTGAAATCGAACGTGGCGGCCGCCTGATGAGCCGCAACGCGTCGATCAGCCTTGACTTCGGCGATGGAGAACACGAGTTCCGGTTCGCTATCGGCCAGCTTCGCGAGCTCGAGGAAAAGACCGGTGTGTCGTCCTTCAGGGTGTTGGCCCGTATGCTGGCATACGAGCCCATGGCGGACGACCGGCGCGAGGTAATACGCCTCGGCCTGATCGGCGGCGGCATGAAGCCATCGGAGGCGCTGCATCTCGTCCGGACCTATTGCGATGAGCGTCCGCCGGCGGAAACCCTGCCGACGGCGGTAGCCATTCTTCAGGCTGGGTTGATGGGTGTTCCGGACGAAGAGCCGGGAAAATCGCAGGGGGAGACGACGGCGCCGACGGCTCCCCCGACGACCGACTGAAGATCGGTCAATTCTATCGTACCGGCGCGGCCATGGGATTCACCCCGCAAGAGGTGGAGGCCATGAGCCTTTGGCAGTTCCAGGCTGCTTCAGTCGGTTGGGCAGAGGCTAACGGCGCAAAGGCTGATGGCGGCCTTACTCAGGACGAATTCGAGCGGGCTGCGGCTGCGCTCGACGCGGCGCCGGATGTGACGACTTGAGAAGCGCCGCATGCTGTGATGCCGGCAATCATGCTTTCAGTGATGCTGGATAGGATGATCTGACCCTTGTACAGCCGTACCTCGGAGCCACCGGTTCTGGATTTGACGCTGACCGTGTAAATCCAGTGGCCATTTACAAAGCCGTCAGTTGGCACGATGTCGTATTCGGCGCCAGGTGCGATGGTTTGAGCGACGAAGCGCTGAGGCGATATTGCCCGGTAATGCTGCTGCAATGAGCCGATCAGACAGGAAACCATGTCATCGGCCCCTCTACTAGCAACAAAGCTTGCTTCCGGTGCGGATGATCTGACCTCGAAATCTGAGGCACATCCGGTCGTAAGTACAGCGGCCATGGCCACGCAAATAGCTCTCATAGCGTTCCCCCATCGCTGACTGGCTAGAAAGCCGATCTGGAGATTCATACAGCATGCCAGCTACCGAAGTAGAGGCCCTATTGCTTCGTCTCGAGGCGAGTGCGACCAAGCTTGAAAAGGACATGGCCAAGGCGCGCACAACCTACGGAAAGGATGCGGCGTGGCTCGAAGGGCGCACTAAGCAGCTCAACGACAACCTGAAGGGTATCGGTGCCGGCGCGGCTTCGGCGCTGCCGAGGGTATCCAAGGGCGCCACTGATGCAGCGCGGGGAATAAGCAGCCTTTCCGGGCAAACCGGCAACATTGCGGCCCAGTTTCAGGATATTGCGGTCCAACTTCAGGGTGGCGGATCGCCATTCACCATTGCGCTGCAACAGGGAACTCAACTCGGCGCCATCTTCACGGGTGCCGGTGGGCTTGGCGCTGCCGTCAAGGGAGTTGGCGCGGCCTTTGTATCGATGATCTCGCCAGTCAACCTGATCACCATCGGGTTGATCGCGGCCGGCGGTGCGGCGGTGAAGTATTTCCTTGCCGGCAAGGATACCGACACGCTGACCGAGGCGCTGAAGAAACAGCCGGAGATCATCAAGGCGATCAAGGAAGCGTGGGGCGATGCGGCCAGGAGCGTCGGTGAATACGACAGCGAAAGCCGCAACGTAGTCCGCGCGATGACGGCCGAGCAGGCCCGGATCTATCGGGAAGGCATCTCGAAGGCGGCAAACGACGCGGTCGACTCCATCGGCGAAGCGTTCAACCAGAGCGACGCCCTTTCCGGTATCGCCTCGCTGACAGCGGCGTTCACCGGCCCCGGCGCGGCCGGTCCGGCTGGGCTTGATGCGCTTAAGCAGGCGGCCGACAATCTGAAAGCCTCCGTCAAGGATGACGCGGCCATATTGGCGTTTCGCGACGCGGTGTCGCAGATCGCCAATGATACCGGCGCCGCCGATACCGTACGGTCCATGGCGCGAGAGCTGTTGGCCTCCACCAAGGAAGCAGGCGACGCGGCGCGGGCGCTTCAGGTGCTCAACCAAGCCGAAACACAGCTTTCCGATACCACCCGGGTGATGGTCAGCGAGACCAAGCGGTTTAATGATCTGCTGTCGCAGGGGCTCTACAACGAGGCGGCGCAGCATGCCCAAACGCTCGGGCAGGCCCTGCAGGCAGCGGCAGCAAGTCAGAAATCGCTCAACGAGGAGGCAAATCGCTTCGCGGCCGAACGGCTGGCCGATCGCGGCGCAGGCTATGAGGCGCTGAACGACTATTATGGCCGCCGGAATGCCGGCCTCGGTGGTGAGACCTATTCGCCGGCTGGCGGGCTGCTCAACCTCATCGGCCAAGCCGAAGGCACGGCGAACCGCCGAGGTTACAACGAGACGCTCGATTATGGGCGCTGGACCGGCGGCAACCGCAATCTCGTGCTGATGACGCTCGACCAGATCGACGCGTTGCAAACCCAGATGCTGGCAAACCCGGCCAATCGGGCGCTTTACGGCAATGGCAAGGGGGCGTCGGCGCTCGGGCAATACCAGATGACGCGGCAGACCCTGCGCGGCCTGCGCGAGCAGCTCGGCTTGAAGGGAACCGACTTCTTCTCGCCGGAACTGCAGGATCGTCTGGCTCAGGAGCTTATTCGCCAGACGGGCGGCGACGTGGGAAAGCTGCGCGGCCGGTGGCAAGGCCTCAACAATGTCGACAGCTCCATCATATCGACGGCTTACAGCAACACGGCGCAGACGATGCCGGGCCGCGATCAGGCGATGGAGCAGCGCCTGAAGACTTACGACGACTTGGTGAAGTCGGGTGAGCTGTTCATTGCCGAACAACAGCGCGAGGCAGCAGCGCTCGGGCAGACGTCGGAAGTGACCGGGCTGGCCTCAGAAAAGTCGCGTGCGCTCGCCTACGAGCAGGAGATGCTCAACCGCATCCTGGCGCTTGGCGTGCAGGTTACGCCTCAACAGGCACAAGCGATTGCCGAGCTTGCGGCTCGGATGGCAGAGGCTGAAACAGCAACGGCGCGGATGCGAGAGGCGCAAGGGGACCTCCATCAAGCGGAACGGGACGTCAAGGACTCCACACGCGATGCCATGAAGGGGTTCATCTCGGATCTCATCAAGGGCCGCGACGCTTCGGAGGCTCTTTCGGATGCCCTCGGCAAGGTGGGCGACACCATGATGAATATCGGCCTCAATTACCTGCTAACCGGCTCAGCCAATGGGCAGGGGAGTGGCGGCTTCCTCGGCTGGCTGTTCTCGGGCTTCGATACCGGCGGCTACACCGGCCCCGGCGGCAAGAACAAGCCTGCCGGCGTAGTCCATGCCGGCGAGTATGTGTTCGACCAGCAATCGGTTCGTGCGGCCGGCGGCCCGCGCGCCCTCGATGCGCTGCGGCGGGGTCTGAAAGGCTATGCCAATGGCGGCTATGTGTCGACCACGGCACCTTCGCTGTCCAGTGTCGCCCTTGCCAGGCAACAGCCGGTTCCTGTCGTGGTCAGCGTCGATGATGACGGACGTATTCAGGCTTACGTCAAGCGGGAGTCGGGTGCGCAGGTGAGGGCGGCGGCGCCGGGGATCGTCTCCACCTCCGTGAAGATGGCCGGTTCCCGCGTGGTGCCGACACTGGCCATGCACCAAGCCCAAAAAGCCGGCGGAGATTATCGCAATGGCTGACATCATCGAGTGGCCAGTCGGCCTGCTCAGCCCGCGCGCCTGCCGTCCGACGCTGGTTCCCTTCACGCGTTCCGGTGGCCCATCGCTCGGCGGCGTCGAACGGGTGACACGCACCGATGCCGGCCATTGGGAAATCACGCTTGACGGCGTGCCGGTGCGTGGAACGGCGGCGGCGCGGACGCTCGACGCTATCGCCGCTCATTGCGGCGGCCGCACCGGCTATGTGGTGGTGCCGGCGTGGAGCTTCGACACGGCGCCTTACGCCTCGGGCCGGTTTGAACCTCCTGTCATCGTCGACCATGACGATGGCACCGGCTTTTCGGACGGTACCGGCTATCTGCAATCGGCGATCGCCGTCACGCTCGCGGCCACCGTCGCCATTGGCGACACGCGATTGACGCTGCATTCCGTCAAGGCGGCCGAAGATCTGGTGGGCGTGCGGTTTTCCCACAATCACGCGCTTTATCGGACGGGGCGGCTTATCGATCTCGACGGCGAAGATTGGACCGTGGCGATCGAGCCGCCGTTGCGGGCCGCCATTCCAACCGGTTCCGATCTGGAGTTCGACCGGCCGACCTGCCTGTGCCGGCTGGCGACAGATACGGCCTTGGCGCGCGGGACCATCTGGAAAGGCAACGACGAGCTTTCCGTCTCCTTCGTAGAGGCGACGGAATATTGGAACGACCTGGCGATCGGGGCGGATGTCTGATGGCCATCAAAGACCTGCGCATCCTTGTGCGGCTCGAATGCCCCAGCCTGACGCTCCGCTTCTGGGATGGTTCCAGTGGGCCATATATCGACGATAATGGCGATGTCTGGCGGGCGGCGTCTCTAACCGATCAGGCGCTCGACGAAATCGAGATGGCGATCAACGGCGAGTCCGCCTCGCTGACGCTGGTTATCTCGGGATGCGACAAAACGACGATGGATCTGGCTTGGGCCGATTATCAGGCTGGCGAGATCGTCGGTTCGAAAATGCAGATCCTGACGCAAGCACTCGACGAGGATCAGGCGCCGGACGGCGACCCGGAAGTGCAGTTTACCGGGAAAATCGACAATCTGGTTTGGGATAATCATGCCACGGATGCCGCGATCATCTCGACGCTACAGATCACCGTCGTCAATCGCTTCGCATTGCGCCGCATGACGTCGGGTTCCGTGCTGTCCGACATCGATCAGAAGGCACGATCGGCCGTGCTCAACCCGGGTGCTCCGGCCGATCGTTTCCTCGACCGCGTGGCGGGCCTCATCAACAAAACAGTGCGCTGGCCGGACTGGTGATCACATGACCTTGGAAGAATTTCTTGCTGCCTACGGCGCCCGTGAATGGGCTCCGGGGACGACGGACTGTTGTCTGATGCTGGCCGATTGGGCGCTCGCCAAAGGTCTCGATGATCCCGCTGCGCACCTTCGCGGCACCTACGACACCGAGGCCGGCTTCTGGGAGCTGATCGACGCGGCCGGTGGCCTGTTCCCCGTCGTCGGTGATTGCGTGGCCGTGGTCGGCGGCCGCCGCATCAACAAGCCGGCGCCTGGCGTGGTGGCCGTGATCGGCAGCGCCGCCGTTGCCCGGCGCCAATGGGGCGCGATCTGGGACGGCACCGGCTGGCGGGTCCGCGACACCTCAGGCGTCATCACCGTGACGGCGCCCGTCATCGCCATGTGGGAGATCTGACGTGCCGCAATTCCTTGCCGGGCTGATCGCGCCTCTACTTGTTTCGGCAGGCCTGTCGGCGGCCGTGGCCAGTGCTGTTGCGCTCGGAATTGGCTATGTCGCGGTCGCCGGCGCGCTCTATCTGGCGTCGAGCCTCCTGATGCAAAGCCAGAACGCGCCATCGGTACCCAAGCCGGACGACGGCAGCTACAACATGAAGCAATCGGCGATGAGCCTGCCTTTCGTGTTGGGGCGCGCCAAGAAAGGCGGCGATTACGCCATGCTCGAGGCGCAATCGGGCACGGCCTATCACGTCATCGTCGAAGCGGGACACCGCATCCAAGGCTTCGTGCAGCACTACCTGCATGATGAGGCGGTGACCCTCGACGGTTCGGGAAACGTGGTGGCACCGGCGCACTTCAAGAGCACGGTCAATATCCAGACGCGTATCGGCGACAAGGCATCGACTGCCTATGGCGATGTCGTCTCGGCATTTCCAACCATCTGGACGACGGCGCATCGCGGCGACGGTCTGGCAACCATTCGCATGATCTGCGGCGGCGTCTCGTCACAGGATTATCTCGACGTCTACCCAAACCAGATGCCGATCCACTCATGCGTGCTCGACGGCGCTCTTCTCTACGATCCACGCACCAACCAAGATCCTGATGACGATGGTACGTGGGCGTTTTCGACCAACATCGCCTTGGAACGGCTTTGGCACCTTTGCCACCCGGTCGGCGGCAAGCTGAGCTTTGCCGACATGTACATGCCGGATTGGATCGAGGCGGCCAATGTCTGCGACGAGACGGTGATCAACCGCAGTGGGACCGCCGAGAAGCGTTATCATGGCGGCCTCTGGTTTCGCGCCAATAACGATCCTGTCGAGATTGGTCGGCTCATCGAGCAGGCCGGCGAACTCGTCATTTACGAGCGGCCGGATGGGTTGGTGGGCGTTCACCCCGGCCGTTACGTCGAGCCGGATATTCGCTTGACGGGGGCCGATCTCGTTTCGGTCAGCTACGACGCCAATGCCTCGGAATCATCGCAGGTACTGGCGATGCGAGGGCGCTACACCTCGCCGGCCGATGTCTACAACACGCAAGATGCGGCGATCGTTGGCGACCCCTACATTTCCAGCGATGACACCGAGCGATCGAAGACCGTTGATAATCAGGTGGTGCAAAGTCACAACCACATGCAGCGTCTGCAAACGGTGGCGTTCAAACGCTCGCGGTCACCGCGCGTTACCGTGAAAGCTCACTATGAGCCGGCTCGTGGTGTTCGCTCTCGGCGTTTCGTTCGGGTGCATTACCCGCCGCAGCTCGACGAGGCGGTGATCGAGATCACCAGCGCCGTCAAGCTCTCACTGCGCAACCTGACGGTCGAATTCTCTGGCATCGTCTGGAGCGAAAACTATCTCGCCTTCAACGCGGCGACCGACGAGGGTGATCCGTCCAACCCGATCGTTGACGTCGTCTATTCCGGCGTACCAGTGCCGACTGGCTTCGGTGTGGCCGTCGATGCCGAGGTGGTCTCCGGCGGGCAGACGGCGGCGTTTGCGACAGGTAGCTGGACGCACGTCGCGTCGACGCTGACCTATGAGCTGCAATGGCAGCGGGCGGACGGCAGCGACGCGTTGCAAAGCGTGATGTCGGCTCCTGGCGCAACCAGCGTTCGCACCGGCTATCTGGCCGACGGCCAAGCCTATAAGGCAAGGTTGCGGACATGGTCGGTCGGCTCAAAATCCGACTGGACGGATTGGGAGTATTTCACGGCCATAGCCGACGTGGTGCCGCCGGGCGTGGCGACGGACGTTTCGGCGAGCGGCGGCGTGCACTCGATCACCTTCGACTGGACCTCGCCGAACAGTGCCAACTATCTGGCGGCGCGGCTCTACCTCGGCACTGATGAGAGCTTCACATTCGCCTCGCTGGTAGCCACCGAATATGGCCCGGCTGGCACGGCCGACAGCCGGACCATGAGCGGCATCGAGGCCGGTACCTGGTACGGCTGGGTGCAGGCCATCAACGTTTCCGGCCGGCCGGCAACGGCCGTCCCCACGGGGCCGATCACAGTCACCAACCCCGAATAACTTTCCGACCATTCCCACCCTTTTGACGAGGTAGCCATGGCGACCGCGAGGACTGTCTATCGCGATTTCTCGACGGACGGCGTGCCGTCGAGCGGCAGGCACACGCCCAAGAAAAGCGATATCCGCACGCTGCTCACCAGCTATGAGACAATCATCAACACATTCACCTCGTCGGGCGGGCTCGTTTATCTGACGCGGGCGGATCTCTATGCCGATCTTGCGCACGATGCGAAAAGCATGGCGTGGGTGGTGCAAGATCCCGATCCGGCGAAAAACGGCATCTATCAGAAGGTTGGGGCGTCTGGTGCCGGTGCGTGGGCGAGGGTGGCCGATCTGCCGCATGGCCTTTTGCCGGCGAGCGACGTCGGCGCCGGTACGGCCAATGCAATCCAGGCGACAACGCCGAGCGCGGTTACAGAGACGGCGCTGGTGTTGCTCGACGTCTATCGCGTCAATACCGGTTCGCCGGTGACGGTGAGCTTCAATGGCGGCGACCCGCTGACGATCAAGACCGCGACGGGCGGCGACATACCGGCAGGCGCGCTGACGCCCGACATGGGCGTTCTGGGAAAGGTTGCCGGCGACACGTTCCGGATGCTCTCCGACGCCAGCTATGATGCGGTGATGCAGGAGCGTCTGGCGGCGACAACTCAGGCCAAATCGGACGCGCTAACGGCAAAAACGGATGCGCAAAATGCCGCTGGCAATGCAGGCCAGTCGGCTACAGACGCCGCTACATACGCAGGCGCGGCGGCTACTACCCTCGCCACCGTCATCGCGTCTGCTGAAGCCGGCGGTCAGGCGCGCATCTTCGATACGAAAGCTGCGGCAACGGCGGCCATCTCCACGATCGCCGACCAGGAGGTCGTTGAAGTCCTCATTGACGAGACTTCCGGCGGGGGGCGAACCCGCTATCGTAAGCAAAGCGGATCGCTGGTTTTCAAGCTACGTCTCGATGAAACCTGGGACAAACTCATCGAGAAAATCGCAGAAACTGGTGAAGACATCATCGGGCAGGCTTTGGCTGAGCTCCCGGCTATCGCTACCAATCGCTATACGGGACGTAGCCTGAAAGACCGCTTCTCTGATGTGGTTAGCATTATGGACTGCGGAGCGGTGCCGGGCGACGATGACGCACACGCGGTGGCCAACGACCTGGCGTTCACAAAGGCAATCTCTAAGCTGTCGCATGGCAGTGTGCTGATCATTCCCGATTTGGGAATGCCGTTCGTCATCGGTCATATGGTAAGCGTGAACATCGGTTATGTTCGCATCGCTTGTTTCGGAAAATTGAAGGCCTCGGCCTCGTTCACCGATCCCTATATGTGGTCGAATGACACTTCAGCCGACCGCTCAGAGAGCACATGGTACCGTGCCCCTATCCTCGTAGATATGCTCAACTTGGACTGCGCCTATAAGACACGGGGGCTTTACCAATATAAGCTCGATCATCAAACGCTTGACAGCGCTCGAGTTGAAAGGGCGTTCGGAAACGCAATTTATATCGACCGAATGCGAGAGAGTACGATCTACTCTCCAACGATAATCGAAGCCAAGGCACGGCAGCGCTTTTCCAATCCCGCCCAATGGCTGGCGGGTACCACATATGCCGTTGGAGATCGCGTCAGAGCTGTGAACGCTGCCTGGGACAGCGCTACAGCATACCCCCAAGGAGACATCGTCGAGTATGGTGGCGGGCGGTATATATCTCGAAAAGCGTCGACCAACCAAGCGCCTGGGAGCGATTTTGCCAGTTGGCAACCAATCCCATTCGAGGACTACGAGTGCGTTATCTCTGGGACCGGGAAGAATCCCTTTACTTACAACACCAACAGCTCGATCTCCGGCAACAGATACTGGAAAAAGGTCTATCAAGATGAGGCGGCGTTGGAGATCGTCGACAGCGTTCAGGACAATGCGGACCGATCGAACGGCAACCATATCTACACGCCGGTGATACGGGACTGCGCAAACATGTGCTTGATGCGGGTCGACAGCAACAAGTCCGGTCCTGCATTCGGCCCGCTTTCGGTCCATGGCGGCCACATACATGACATTGTACAGGGAGCCTCCTCGTATCCAGCGGATCTAGCCGGCGCTGAAACAACACCGATGCGCCGAGTTCTCGAGATCGGTTATGCTTTTGCCGTGGCGTTCTATGGGACACAATTGCGAGCGAGCGACGCTAACTCTTCGATCGTTGTATTGATCGGAGATGGCGGTGCAACGAAATCCGCGAGCTTCGTTTCCTTCTTGGAAGGGTCGATCTCCTCGGGGGGGTCGGGCGCCGTCGGTATTCTCATAATGCCCTCGGTAACGAACCAGAGCATAAAGTCGACGAGCAGAATGTTGGTGGGTAACGGTGGGACAGACGCCCTTCCGATTCTGGACCCAAAGAGCACCATGAAGGACAACGTTTACCAGGGGCGTTCGGTCAAAATCTATCCGAAGGCATCGGGCAATCACTACGTCGATGAGTATATTAGCCCGGCGACATTCCCTGTTGTGTGTCCCATATCCTTCAAGCGGGACACGAATAACTTCCGGTCTTTCCTTTTCGAAGTTCTATCCGACAGCGTTAGGCTTCTGTTTGGCAGCGGCGCATCTGACCTTGATACGCAGCTGTTCAGA